AGATTCCTCTACGTCTCGTGGGCTCGGAGATGTGTATAAGAGACAGATCAAATTCAATCGATTAAAATGAGTAAGTCAATCAGTAAATTCCCATTGGAATTAAAGGACCGCACCTATCGCCTTAAAAACGGTGCATCACCATTATCTTTCATAATGTCTAGTAGGGATACAAACAGAAAGCGTTTGCTCTACTTTGACGAAGAAACAAAGACGCAGAGACCTTTAAGGTATGCGCGAAACCAACCCACACCATTTCAAGACGAACAGGATGCCAATGTTATTTTGGAGCCAATAATCTTTGAGGATGGCATGCTTTACGTTGACAAACAGAACACAGCTCTTCAATGGTTTTTACACCTCACTCCCGACCGAGATAAGATATTTGTCGAGGTTGATGAGGAGAAGGACGCTCAAGAGGAGGTGGATAGATTGGATATGGAGGCCGAGGCTATCATACAGGCTAAAAGCATATCCTTGGAGCAAATGGAGGCTATCGCTAGATCTTACCTTGGTTTAAACCCAACAAAGATGACTTCAGCAGAATTGAAGAGAGATATTAGGCTGTTCGCTAGAAACGAGCCCGAAATGTTCCTTTCTGCTTTATCTGACCCCGAATTAAACCTTGGAGGAGAGGTGATGAAGTATTTTGAGCAACAAATTCTTTCATTGCGAAAGAACGATAAAGAGGTTTGGTTTAATCTCCCATCAAACAAAAAGAAAATGTTGGATGTCCCTAATGGGAAAACACCATACGAGGCTTGTGCTGATTACTTCTTGACCGACAACGGTATAGAAGTTATGGCGGCTTTGGATGAATATCTTGTTTGATAATTACTTGGGAATCAGTATATTTGAATTTTAAAACATAGACTTTATAGATCATGGAAAAATTCTTATCAATCCCGGTAACAGGGCAGCAAGACCAATTGGTTTCTGCCACAGACATCAAGCTTATCAAGCAAGCATCAACAACCACCGTTACAATCACTTATGGCGGAGGTAAAGTAGTTACTATCACCCACGCAACTGCGGGAGCGGGTGACAGAACTCAGAGAGATGCCATTCAAAGTGCCGTTATTGCTGCACTTCAAACCGTTTGGAACAGAGCTGCATACCAAATTGCAAGCTTGCCATACGCAGTAAGTGGAGTTACAATCGCCTAACACCAACCCACATAACCACTCCCTTAAAGGGGCACTTCTTTATGAGGTGCCTCTTTTTTTTATATCTTTGTAATAAGATCATGAGATGATAAATTCCATCCGAACCACAGTACTAGCAATACTCAATAAAAATAACTTTGGGTATGTATCACCGGAAGACTTCAACCTCTTCGCCAAGCAGGCTCAATTAGATATCTTTGAGTCATACTTTCGAAACTATAATAAGGCCATTACGGACGAAAACACAAGGAAGTCCGGGTCGGATATAGGGAACATGTCAAAGATGGCTGCAGAGGCAATTGGTGTATTCACGAGAGAAGAGGTGACTCTTACTAGGGATGTAGACAACAAATATTTTTTACCATCTTTAGCCACAACAGGTGATGACTATTATTACATTAGGTCTATGTCTGTTTTTAACTCTTCGGGAGCATTTTTGTCTTACGCTGAAAGAGTTGAGCTTAGCAAGATAAGAACCTTGCTTGCAAGCCCATTGACATCTCCCACATTGGTTTGGCCATACTATACTCAAGAAGGAGGGAGGGTGGCTATGTATCCGTCTGATATAAACCAAAATGGCTTAGTGAAGTGTACCTATGTCAGATATCCGAAAGACCCAAAGTGGACTTACACGATTGTTGCAGGAGCTCCGATATTTAACCAATCTGCCGTAGACTATCAAGATATAGAGCTACCTATTGAGGATGAGATAAGATTGGTGGTTAAAATACTCCAATATGCAGGCATATCTATCAGAGAGAATGATGTTTATAGCTTTGCAAAAAGGGAAGAATTAGAAGATAATCAAGGCATGTAATGGCGTACATAAATCAATACAAGTACTATGAAAACGAAGGTGTGGTCCCTACTGATGAGAATTGGGGATCATATCAGTATGTTAGTCTGTCTGACATAGTCAACAACTTCTTGCTGATGTATCATGGAGACCATTCGCTCATCAACAATGAGCCAAGGTACAAGATTATATTTCACGCGAAGAGAGCCATACAGGAGCTGAATTACGATGCCTTAAAAGAAATCAAGAGCCTTCAGTTGGAGGTTTCTGACAATTTGATATTCGTACTTCCCCCGGACTTTGTGTCTTGGGTTAGGATATCGCTGTATAAGAATGGCGCCCTACTTCCGCTGAACGAAAACACCCAAGTTAATACGGCAAAGACGTACCTCCAAGATAGTTCCGGCGGGTTTATCTATGATTCAAACGGAAACGTTGTGAATCCTAGGTTTTCTGAATTGGACTTGGATAGCTTGGATGGAAAACTACTGACTCCATACATCAACCCTAACAGCCCATACAACGGATATTTGGGGTGGTTCATCGATGGGGAATGGTATTTCAGATATGAGGTCGGCGGTGATTTTGGTATCGATGCGTCTACTGCTAATGTTAATCCAACTTTTAGGGTTGACAAGAGGTCGGGTGTCATAAACTTCGACTCGCGCATGCAAGGTGAGCAATGTGTTTTAGAGTACATCTCCGATGGCATGGAGAATGGGCAGGAGTCGCAGATCATGGTCAACAAGCTTTTTGAAGCGTATGTGTATGCGTATATTGAGAAGGAGATGCTAGACAGCAAGTTTAATGTTCAAGAGTATATCGTGAACAGAAAGAGGAAGAAAGCGAAAGCATTGTTGAATAACGCCAAGATAAGGCTCAGCAGAATGCATCCGGGCAGACTATTGATGCCATTGAGAGGTCAAAGCAATTGGATTAAATAATGGCCAAGAACGGTAGACATTTTATAAAAGGCAGAATGAATAAGTCTGTCGATGAGAGGCTTATACCAAATGGAGAGTACGTTGACGCTCTTAATGTTAGAACAGGGGCCACGGAGGAGTCTGAGATTGGGGCTGTTGAGAATACCTTGGGTAACTTAAAGTTGACGACCCTTTCTTACGATGGTATACCTCTTAGTCCTAGCGCTGTATGTGTTGGGGCTACGGCTGAGTCTGAGACCAATCGGATATTTTGGTTTGTGCATGACCCCGATTGGAATACACTAGGCAACAATCCGCTTGATTTGGTAGTTTCATATGATACTACCGATGGATCTATTTCGTACCATGTCATCTCCGTTTCTGTACTGAATTTTGACCCTAATTACTTTATTACAGGGGTAAACATACTTGACGATTTCTTGCTTTGGACCGACAACCTTAATCAGCCTCGCTGCATTAACGTTAAGAGAAGTTATGGTAAGCCGGCCAAGATCATCATCAATTACGTTGATACAATAACCGATGAGGATTTGTTGGTGATAAAAAGGCCACCAATTGGGTCTCCGTCTATAAAAAACTTGACATCGGGTTCGGGGAATAGGTATCTGAGTGAGAAGTTCATTTGCTTTGCGTATCGGTATAGGTATGCAGATGGAGAGTATTCTGCGACATCACAATTCTCTGAGCCGGCGTTCGTGCCGGGGGCGTTTAACGTAGACCTCGTTACAGGTCTCAATACCGGCATGATTAACTCGATAAACTCGTGCGAAATAACTTACAATTCGGGAAGCCGCTTGGTGGTTGGTATAGACATCTTGTTTAAGGACATGGAGTCGGGCACAATAAATGTGATCGACAAGCTAGACAAGAGCAATCTAGGTCTTGTTGATAATACGGATTACAAGTATGTTTTCAACAATAGCAAGTCTCTTACCGTTCTCCCAATACAAGAGATATCAAGGTTGTACGACAATGTTCCGATAAAGGCGAAGGCTCAAACAATAATGGGCAATCGATTGATGTACGGTAATTACGTTGAGGGCTTTGATTTGGTTGATTCATCGGGATACAAGTTGAGGTCAGAATTTGACATATCTCTTATTTCAACTGAAATAGATGAAGAATCTATTTCGTCAAGACTAGATGACGCCACATATACAATAGACACATCGAAGACAGTCGTTGATGGCGTTGTGTACTTCGACTTAGATGGGCTTGATCTCATCAAAGGAGCAGGGATATCATTTGAAGTGGTGCTCGGCCACAACTCTTTTACTACGTCAGGAATACCCGATCCCACAACCACCAACAATGGTATAGTATTTTCACTCACATATGTCCTTCCGAGGGATTACACTAGTGTGTACGACTTAGCAACTAGTGCTGAGTTCTTAGAAACCATAGGTACTGCTGCGAATATTCAAACTGTAGC